TAACAATACGTACAATCTTTGCAGGCTGATACAATACCGGGGTACCGTAGTTCAGAATTGCAAAGCGCTTGCTTGGAGATGTAACAGCGAAGTCCATCTTCATAGTATCAGCAAACTGCAAGTATTCGTTAATCTGACTGTCATTGTAGTATACCAAAGCTGACTTGGTACCTGCAATGATACGGTTGCGGTCACGTACACAATTTGCGGCTGCACCGTCATAACCTGTTGCCATCTGTGAAGCCGGAACCTCAAAGATAGGGAAGTATTCGGTATTTGCATTCAAAACCGCGTTCTTCTTGGTACGATATACCACAAAGCAAGTAGCAGGGAATGCACCACCTACGCCAGCGGTAAAACCAAATTCTACTGATTCAGAAGCGGCTACAGCCTGGGCGCCAGCAGATGTGATATTCAGAGGTGCGGATTCACCATAACGATTCTTTGCTGTTACCAAGTAGCCATAAGAACCTGCATGGTTGCCGAAATTAGTCTTAGTATCGGCTGCGTTAACCTTAATGGCAGTACCAACAACCGGAGTAACCGGAGCCTTTGCACTTGAAGCTCCCTTTCCTGCTGTGATAGGTTTGCGTTCGTCGAAGAAACGGTCATTCTTGATGTTAATCTTACCGAACTGAGTTGTAACGTCGTTTACAGACTGTCCCATTGTTGCACCAGTTACAGAGGCAGCAAGACCTACAATAACTCGCTTGCTTTCGTGGAACATCTTAACGTAGTTGTTGAACACAATCGGGTTAGAAATGATGCGGTCGATATAACCGTTATAAACGTTCACTACAACGTTTGCAGCGTCTTGAATCAAATTGTCATTCAACACAGAACCTTGTGCGTCGATAACTGCCGGGCTGTTGAAATAACCGTCTAACAGTTGTTCAGAAGTCTTGCCTTCTGCCGTGCCACCGTCCATTTCGTTGATACCCAACATGTGTTGACGGAAAACACCGTCGAACTGCTCGGCTACACAAGAAGAATCAGCGTCAACAAGACGTGTGTCGATAATGGTACTCAGAAGGATAGTCTTATTCTCGACTTCTTTCTGATACATGTCCATATTGCCAGCCAATTTTACCAACATTCCTGGATGTGTAACCTGTCCGGAAACACCCATGAACTTGGTTACGATTGACTTACGTCTGTATTGAGAATCGGTTTCCTGCGGGGTCTCACCTTCTGCGTTGAAAATACCGACTTCCTCACCATACTTGTACAACTGGTTGTATTGGTGTACAGTGTTGTCAATCTTATGTTTAGGCATTTCCATGTAATAAACCAACTGGTTCATACGGTTGCCCA